ATAAAATATGGTGTCTAAATTTGGACAGAAGACCGGATAAATTCGAAAAAATATCTGAAAGATTTAATAGACTAAACATAAAAACAGAAAGATTTCCTGCTATTGACGGAAAAGATCTAAATATCGAAGATTTCGATTTAACCAAATACCAAACCGCAAATAAAAATGGAATTGTATATGAAATTGCTTGCTGTAAGAGTCATTCAGAGATAATAAAAAAATCTAAAGAATTAGGATCGAAAAGAATTATTGTTTTCGAAGATGATGTTTTATTTTCCGATGAATTTGATATTTACATACAAAGAATAAATAAAATAGAGGATTGGAAGGTTTTCTATTTAGGATCCTCCCAATATGATTGGAGAGTGGAAATGTATGAGGAGAATTTCTTTTTTGCTAAAAAAACAGATGGATTTTTTGCTTATTGTTTAGATGAATCTGTTTTTGATGAATGCATAGAGATCTTAAATAGATTTGAACAACCTGCAGACACTTCAATTACAAAAATACAAGAAAACCATTACGGTAAATGTTTTTCTTTTTATCCTTCTATATGTTGTGCTGATGTTTCAAGTTCGGATATCCGAGGAGAAAGAAATCAAACAGAACATTCAAAAAGAATGAGATGGACACTAAATTACGAATAATATGTTCAAAGTTAAAGAATATAAAGAAGAAAAAGACAATCGAGTAATATGGACAACAGCAAAAGTTGAAAAACTTCTTGTTGCAATGGAAGAAGGATATAGCACAACGGATCATCCCTTTTTCGAAGGAAATCCTGATTACAAAGCCGGTAATATCGTATTCGAATATACTGACTGGGAAATGGAAGAATTAAAGCTTTGTGCTAGGGATATTGTTCATTTTGCTAATCATTATTGTCAAGTAATGACTGATGAAGGTTATATGAAGATCAAGCTTCGTCCTTACCAAGAACGAGTTCTAAGATCATACCAAGACAATCGATGGAATATCTTCTTAGCTCCAAGACAAATCGGTAAAACTATCACATCCTCCATATTTTTGACTTGGTTTCTCTTATTCCACTTCGATAAAAACGTTCTTCTTATGTCGAATAAAGGAGCTACAACAAAAGAGATTATGGATAAAATCAAAGCTATTGTTGAAGGTCTTCCTTTCTTCCTAAAGCCCGGAGTTCTTAAGAAAGACGTTATGTCAATGATGTTTGATAACAAATGTCGAATAATTGGACAAAACACTACAAAAACTGGTGGTATTGGTTTTACTATACATCTCTTATTCTTGGATGAGTTTGCTCATATTATGGAAAGTATTAAAAGACCTTTCTATGAAAACGTTTATCCTACTCTTTCATCATCAAAAATATCGAGAGTAATTATTACAAGTACACCTAATGGGTATGATCTATTCCATGATTTATATGAAGCGGCTATAAACGGTTTGAATGAATATACTGCAATCAGAGTGGATTGGTGGGATGTTCCAGGAAGAGATGAAGCTTGGAAAGCCAGAGAAATAGCGAATCTAGGGTCAGAAGAAGCGTTTAATCAACAATATGGATGTCAATTCCTTTCATCATCTTCATTGCTACTTTCTTCAGAAGAATTACTCAAATTAAAACAGAATGAAAGGGAATTTGAATTTAGAGAAATTGATCCCCTTGATGATTTATGTATCGATTACTCAACATTGAAATGGGATCCTGAATTTGATGTTGATGAAATAGAAAATCCAGAAAACTTCTTTATGATGACAATAGATTTATCCGAAGGAGTTGGTCGAGATTTTACTGTTTTCAATATCTTCAAAATTGTAGGAATAGACAAAATAGATATGCAATCAATTAAGTCTCCTAGTTCAATTGCAGATTTTTTTGGAATAGAGCAGATTGGAATTTTTCGATCAAATTTGCACTCAATAGAAGATTCTTCTAAAATCCTTTATGCTCTTTGTGTTAATTTCTTCAATCAAGAAAATCTTCGATTGGTTATAGAATACAATACTTATGGATCTGACCTGATTAAAAATCTAGTTACACTCTATCCTGCTTCTAATGATTTCGATGAGGAAACTATCGTAAGATACTATCATCGAATAGGAGCAAAAACAAAGAATTTTGGGTTACGTATCCAAAAAGATTCAAAGAAACTTTATTGCGAAAAAGCAAAAAAACTAATATCCGAAGGGAGAATAAAAATCAAAGAGAAAAAATCTATACAAGAGGCAGAACTTTTTTCAAGAAATCCAAATGGAAGCTATTCAGCTCAAGCCGGCAATGATGATATTATGATGACTGTAGTTAACAGTTCCTCATTTTTTGATACTCTCGATTTTATGGAAATTATCGAGGAGTATTATGACTTTTTAGATCGAGAAAGGCAGAAAGAAATGGAAGACATATTGGATTTTGATGAAAAGGGGGATGATTCTATCTTCGATTTCTTCTAAAACATTTTATTTGAACTGAGATATATACAGTAAAAAAATAGTATATTAAAATGGCACTTTCACCAAGTTTACAACAATTCAAATCTTCAGGTGTTTATCGTCTAGAGTTTGACAAGAGCCAAATTATCAATATCCCTGCTGAGACTATTCGTCTTGTCATTGGATTTTCAAAGAAAGGACCTTTCAATACTCCTGTCTTTGTTCAAGATTCAACGTTCTTTAGAACGGTTTTTGGAGATATTGATTCTACTCTAGAGAGAAAAGGATCATTCTTCCATAGAACGGTTCTAACATGTCTTAACAGAGGTCCTGTTATTGTTTTGAATTTACTTAAATTGACAGATGCTGATACAAGTCAATTCCAGACTGTTTCTACTTCTGCTACAATGTTAAATAATTCTCCTATAACTGCTCCTGTTAAAGAATACTTTAACACCGACAAATTTTGGTTTACCGATCCACGTACTCTAGTTGAGTATGCAAATCAGCAACAGCCTGGAAATGACGGGAACCAAGGAGAAAAAAAGCTTCTTAATTTAGCAAACGTAGGAAGAAAAACTTTATCGGTTGTTACAAAAAAATCGGAAGTATTAGGATTCGATATTCTTGCTAAGGATTGGTTCCAAGTTGGACAAATTCCTGAGTATATGAATGAAAATGACTATATTAGTGATTATATGATTGACTTGATCGTTATCGAAGGAGATTTTTCTAACTATCAAGCACTATCTATTGATCCAATTTTTGGACCTTATTTTACAACAACAGGTCTTAAAAAGACTTATGTTGATCAATTTGGATTCGAAAGAGATGGTTTAACTTCTTTCCTTGCATTAGATAATGTTAATGTATTAGGAGTTTACACTGGTGCTCTTGCTCCAGAATTCCAATCAAAAAATGGTGAAAACTTATACATTCAAGACTTAGTTAACCTTGAAACTTCTAAAACAGGTCTTCTTTTAGGATTCGATAATGAATTCCTTGATGATGAACCTCTTAAGGTTTCAGGAGATTTTGTTGATCTTATAGGTCATACAATTGAATCTGAATCACCTACAGTAATTGACTTCTTGTCTTATTATGGACCAGTTGCTGAAAGCTTAACTTATGCAAACGAAAGTGGTGTAAGTACATTTGTTATTGCAGCTACTGCGGGTCAAACAGGTGCTAATGTTTTAGTACAAAAATCAACTGCTCTAACAACCGGAGCTACAGCGGTTCAACCGGAATTCTTTGATACAATGGTTATCTATGGTCCTTCTGCTACAGCTGTAACTAACGGAGATTTCTCTTCTGCTTTTGCAACTTATGCGGATTTCGCAGCATTTGCATCTACAGTTCAAAATGGTAATGTTTTTGTTCAAGCACAAGCAAATTACTCTACTTCGACTGTTAACTATACAAAAGTAATCGATGTTAATGCTAACTTTGGAGATCAAATTTTAACAATTAAAACATCATTGACTGTGGGAGCCGGAGTTACAGGTCCTACTTCTGCTTCTGTAAGTTATCTTACAATTGCTAATGGAGCTTCAGCTGTTACTCCATCTGGAGGAACTGCTAATGTTTATGTTAATCTTGTAGATCAAATGACAAGTAACGGAACTGATATTTATGCTCTTGCTAATTCGACACTTTATCAATCTAATTTGAATGGTATTGTAATTGATGGTGATAGAGTATTACTCGGAGCAACAGCTTATGGATGGGCTACTTTTGACAGATTAGATACTAATTTAATTGGTACTCTTCCTTCATTAGGATTTAATCCAGGTCCTTCACCGGTACTTTCACATTCAGTTAATTACATAACTGTTAATGCATGGTTAAATGAAGATTTTACTGGTGCTACTTCAATCGGATTTACAGCAGGTAATTACACATTTACTTCACTAGTTGGAAGTATTAACGAATCTCTTCCTTTATGGAATGGTGTTACATATACAAATCCAACAACAACAGTTTGGTTAGATAACAGTGCTTCAGGACCTTTCGGTCTCGGTGGATTTACAGGAAAAATCAAAAAAGGACAATTCCTAGTAATGAATCATGGTGGAACAGGAACTCCTACCACAATTGATCCAAATACTGGAAAATCGAGATTGACTAAGATTATTTCTGTTCAAGAAGTAAGCAATCCACTTGATGTTAATTACCAAAAAATTAAAGTAACTACAAATCAACCAATCTTCATTACAGCAAGTAATGAAATTGAAAGATATAAATCAGTAGAAAACTTTGCTACTCATTATAGATTCCATACACTTTCTGGATATACATTGACTGCTGATATGATGCCAAACGGTACTCTTGATCGTCAAAATGAAATCCTTGATGTAATGTATGATACAGGAATTTACAATGCATTGATTGACAGAGAGGTAATTACTTATCGATATATTGTTGATACATTTGAAGGTGGAATTGAGCCTGCTTCTAAAGTTCGTCTTTCTAGACTTGCAAAAGCTCAACAATCTTCATTAGCTATCTTGAATATGCCTTCTGTTAAACAATTCAGAGACAGCACAAATCCTTTATTCAAATTTGATTCTACATCATCTTTTGAAGCAAGATATATTGCTGACGGAGGAAACTTAGATCTTAACCCATCTAATATATTCTCCCTTCCTGGAATCGCTGATGGAGCTAACTACTGTGCATTCTACGGTCCAAACTTGAACATCAGAGAAAATGGTACTAACAAATCAATTCCTCCTGCTGCTCATATTTCTAATTTGTATATCGATAAATACAATTTGGCTCTTCCATATTCAATTGTTGCTGGTCCTCGTAGAGGAGTTGTAACAGGTGAAGGTCTTGTTGGAGTTGAATATGCATTTGATCGTACAGACTTAGATGCAATTGAACCATTTGGATATAATGCAATTCTTAACAAACGAGGATTCGGACTTGTAATCAATGCTAACCAAACAGCACAACAAACTGTTAAGTCAGCACTTTCACAAATCCACGTTCGTGAGTTATTAATTTATATTCAAGACGGAATCGAAGCTATTCTTAAAAATTACCGTTGGGAATTCAATACTGCTCAAAATCGTTTAGAAATTAAAACTTTGGCAGATAACTTCTTAACTCAGATTCTTTCTGATGGTGGAGTTTATGATTTCCAAAACGTAATGGATAGCTCAAATAATACTCCTGAAATTATTGATTCTAATATCGGTATCCTTGATACTTATGTTGAACCAGTAAGAGGTATGGGAATCTTGATTCACAGAACTACAATTCTAAGAACAGGAGCTATCGCTACAGGAAACTTCATTTAATAAACTAATTCAATAAGAGGAGATCTTCGGATCTCCTCGATTGATCTTAGATAAATAAAAAAATAAAACTATGAAACTTACAAGAGAACAAGTACTAGGAATTGTACGACACACTTTGACTTTCGTTGGTGGTATCGTAATTGCAAAAGGTATTGCAGACGAAGCCGTTGTTACGGAAATCGTTGGTGGTGTTGTTGCATTAGTTGGTGCTATTTGGTCAATAGTAACTAAAAACAAATAAATAAAAACATGGCAGGTTTATCACATTTCTTAAACAGTAAGGCGGCTACTAAATACTACGAACCGTTTTACCAAAACTTATTCGAGGTAACGATATTACCACCAGCTTCTGTTTCAGGTGGTGAACTACTTATTGAGCATGTTAACAAAATAGGTGGTTTAGTTCAAGATAAAGGTTCAGAAGTTGTTGAACAAAAATACAAATGGGCAACTCGTTCATATGCATCTGGTGTTCCTACTGGTACAACAGTTGATTTGACAATTGATTTCTCATTAAACTTGAATGATGCTAACGAACTTTATGTTTACAAAACAATTCGTGATTGGTTCCGTATTGTATGGAATCCACTTACAGGTGAACAAGGTTTGAAAAAAGATTATGTTGGAACAATTATTGTTACTAACTTTAATCGTAAAGGAGACATTTTCTGGCAAAGAACATTCCACGATGTAATACCAAAAGGTGATCTTGCTGAATTAGCTCTTGACTACGGTGGTGGTGAAAAGGTTGATATGGCTGGTGTTGCTTGGAGAGCTGACTGGTGGGAAGAAAACATCGTTTAATTATGTAGCCCTGAGTTCGGGAAAATTAGGACTCACACTATACAAAGAAGCAGAGGAGTTCGAAAGGACTCCTTTTTTCTATTGACTGAGATAAATAAAGAAAACAAAAAATTAAAATAACCCATGGAAGAAATTAAAACATTTGAAAATTTTCTTAATGAAAGCTATAATGAGGCTTATTTAGAAACTCTTAACGAAGAGATTGATGCAATGCTTTTTGAAGCTGCACCTCGTAGAAAATTTGCTGAAATTCAAAAAGATGCAGAAATGAAATTAAAAGAACAGTTAGAGAAATATACAGAGATGATTAAATCTAAGCCAGAAAAGGCTGATGTATATAAAGCTCAAATTGATCTAGTTAACGCTAAAATGATGGTTCTTCAAGCAAAAGAACGCCTAGAAATGGTAAAAGCAAAAGCATAAACATGAAAAATTTATTAAATTTTGACGAATTTGTTAACGAATCTTTATTAAATGAAAGAAGGATGGATCGAGACGAATTTGCTATTCTTTCTATAGGTACATTAAAAACTAAAACAGGAAAATCAAAGTTCTTTAATGTATATGATGAATGGGCAGGACAAGATAAAACTGTTGAGGTTTATAGAGAATCTCATCCTACACAAGGAATGATAAAACTTGTAATAACTGCAGGAACTTCACCGATAAGAAATAAAAACGGAAAGGATCCAGTTGAAGGAGATGTTCGACCTTTTGCTAACGATCAAACAGGAAGACCTATGTTTGTTGGAAAATACCTAGGATCCATTCAATTGAAAGATCTTAAATCAACAGATTTTTTTAGCAAATTAGGAATGAATTCAGATTCATTCGGAGCTTATGTTTACAAATAAAAAATTGGCTTAGGACCAGTTATTGCTTCGGCAATAGAAACCTCAGTGATTCGCTATCGGCTGAGGTTTCGTTTTTGAATTAAAATACACATCTTACATATAAATAATAACAAGTAGGATTGCTTTAGATGATCCTAGATGTATCAAGAGGACACTTAATCTATTAAAGTTGGATATCTTTACTAAATAAATTGAATGAAACCCGGGTCATCAAGGGATCATATAACCATTAATGGTTGTTTAGGTAGAAAGGAAACAGTTATAGATGATACCTCCCATTGAAGTAAAGATTAGAGTATGAAGCCAAGACAAGGATTAAGATTCCTCCATTCACTAAATACAAGATCCATGAAAGATGGAGATATCCTTAAATGGATAGAAAAGAGAAGGAATGCTGTTAATTACAAAATCCGTAAAATCGATATAAGGAAACTGAAAGGTTGGACTTTTGATGAAAATGAAATTCGACATGATTCAGGTAAATTTTTTCAAATCAAATTCTTAAGATGTGAATTAAATGGTGAAAAATGGGATCAACCTATAATCAACCAACCAGAAATTGGTATATTAGGATTCATTACTAAAGAGATAAATGGAGTTTTACACTTCTTGGTTCAAGCAAAAATCGAACCAGGAAACATAAATATAGTTCAATTATCTCCAACTGTTCAATCAACAAAATCAAACTTCACAAAAGTTCATGGGGGTGCTTTAACTCCTTTTGTTGATTATTTCCTAGATGGAAATTCTATCATATTGGTGGATCAATTACAATCGGAACAAGGAAGTAGATTTAATCAAAAAAGGAATCGTAACATCATAATTGAAACAAATGAAGATCTTAAGCATGAAAACTATATATGGCTAACATTAGGGGATTTAGTTTCTATGACTAAATATGCTAACACTGTAAATATGGACAGTAGAACAATTATTAGCTGTATTCACTTTGGATCTTATGACTTTGAAAATTATGAAATAGCCTATTATATGGGATTGAATAATCAATCTCCGTGGTTAGATTCAATTATACGTAGAGATGTTTATCAACATTCCATTCCAGAAATCCTTTCAAAAATAACAGAATTCAAATTTCGTAGAGAATTCAGTAGAGAAATAATTACTCTAGATCAATGTCAAGATTGGTCATATACGGATGGAATGATTAGACATAAAGATGAAAAATACTTCGACATAGTCGGTTACAATATCTTCATTGAAAACAGAGAATCATCAGAATGGACACAACCTATGGTAAGACCTTCAGATGAAGGAATATGTTGTTTTTTTGCTAAAAAAATTGATGGAGTTTATCATCTTCTTGTTCAATTCAAAGATGAAATCGGTTCATTCGATGGAGTTGAAATGGCACCAACTATACAAGCATCAGGAGAAAATTTAAGAAGCTCGATTCACTACGATACATATAAAAAATTAATAAAAACTGATAAAGTCTTAATGAACATAATGCAATCGGAAGAAGGTGGTAGATTCTATAAAGAACAAAATCGTAATATCATTATTGATGTTACAGATGAAGAGGTAACAGAAAATTGCAATTATTTTTGGATGACTGTTCATCAAATTAAAACTTTCTTACAATACAACAATTATGTTAATATACAGACTAGATCGATAATATCATCTTTACCATTATGAAAATAGGCATACTAAACTGTTCCGATATAGCAAAACGTAGAATGATTCCTGCAATGAAATCGGTTGAAGGAATAAACATAACTATCGTATGTAGCCGAGACATTAAAAAAGCAAGGGAATTTGCTAAAGAATTTGGAATTCCTCAATATACAGACGATCCAGATAGCATTAAAAATGTAGATGCTGTTTATATTTCATCTCCACCATCTGAACATTTCTTTCATGTAATGAAGTTTTTAGATAGAGGAATTAATGTTCTTTGTGAAAAATCACTAACAACATCAGATTCGCATACAGAAACAATAATCAAAGAAGCTGATAGGAATGGACTAATAGTTCAAGAAAATTATGGATTCATTTTTCATGATCAATGGAAATGGATAACAAAAACACTTCCTGAATTAGGTGATATACTTTCTATAAATGCTGGATTCGAATTTCCTCCAAGGGACAAATCAACGGATTTCAGATACAACAAAGAACTTGGTGGAGGTGCACTATTAGATGCCGGAGGTTATCCTATTAAAGCTGCTTCTATGCTTATGAAAAAAATCAATTTAGGAGAAATTTCAGGTTCACACAGACTTTCAGCAGAAGTTGAAGTAGATGTTTCTGGTAATGTTTATTTCCTCGATGAAAATGGAACAGCTGCTTATTTGACTTGGTCATTTGAATCTCCTTACAAATGCGAAATGGAAATTACAGGAAATAGAGGAAAAATAAAATCAAGAAAAATCTTTACTCCTAGACCTGATGAAACTGTTATAGTTGAAAGGACAGATGAATTCGGTAAAATAGTTGAAACTAAAGAATTCAAAACGGATCATTTTGTTGAATTGATAAAAGACTTCAAACGTAGAATTGATGAGAAAGATAATTCTCATCATAAAGAAATACTAAAACAATCAAATTGGCAATCATATGCAAAAACTACTAGTTTCAGAACCATCGTTAACTAATTTCGAAGAATTTACTCAGCTTGCAAAAGAAGTTTGGGAATCAGGTATATTAACACACAATGGACCTAAGGTTCAACAATTAGAAAATGAGCTTAAAGAAAAATGGTCAATACCACATCTTTCACTCGTAACAAATGGAACAATTGCTCTTGAAATTGCTATTAGAGCTCTTAATTTACCGAAAGGTTCAAGAATAATCACAACACCTTTTACTTGGATAGCAACTGCTTCATCTATAGTTTGGCAACAACATACACCAATTTTTATTGATATTGATCCTAATACACTTAATATCGATCCTATTAAAGTTGATGAATTCTTGAAGAATCGATTTACGATGTATCCTTCAGGATATCAACAATATGATGTTTCGGCAATTCTTGCAGTTCATGTTTTTTCGAACCCTTGTGATGTAAAAGCTCTCGATATTATAGCTGAAAAATACAAATTGAAAATTATCTATGATGGTGCACATGCAGTAAATGTTCATTATGAAGGTAAGGATCTTTCTCAATGGGGCCATATAACAACACATTCATATCATGCAACTAAGCTTTACAATTCAGGTGAAGGAGGTTCAATAATTACAACAGATCCTGAACTTGCAAAAAGAATCGAAAGACTTCGTTTCTTTGGGCATGATGAAAACAAAGACATTGTACACGAAGGAACAAATGGAAAAATGCATGAAATTTCTGCTTGTATAGGGTTAGCAAATCTTAAAATGATGGATAAATCTCAAGAACACAGAAAGGATCTTCAAACACAATACAAAAAACTTCTTGATGGATTGTCTGTTCGTTATCAAAGACATTCTGAATACAGTTACAATTACTCGTATTTCCCTGTTATATTTGAATCGGAAGAAATCGTTTTAGGTGTTATGAAGGCACTAGAAGAAATTGATGTAATAGCTCGTCGATATTTTTATCCTTCAGTAAATGAATTCAAAATCTTCAATCCTCAAGAATGTCCTATAAGTGAAGATATTTCAAGAAGGGTTATTTGTTTACCTTGTCACGATCGAGTAAAAGAAACTGATGTAAATCGTATTGTTTGGAAAATCCGTGATTACCTAGAAAATTGTTAATAAGTTTTTGAAAAAAAGTTGACTAGAATTTTTTTCTTTGGAAAATTGTGATTATATTTACTATATAATTAATTAAACAATAACCAAATGAAAGTAACTTATTTCAATCGCCACGAAAACATGGATTCAGAAACTCGATTTATGATCCTTGATGTAATCAAAGAACTTTGCTATAAATGCGAAACAACAAACACTGCAAGAATAGAAAATTGGTTATATGGAACTTTCGATGGTTATGATTATTCTGAAATTGCAATCAAATCAAAAGATCTTGCAGATCTAACATTCGAAAACATTGAACTTGCTTGTAAGGTAACCGATATCTTTGCTATCATTGAAAAATATCCAAGAACATTAGATCCTAATAACAATCGATTTTAATCTCTTTTCGAAGAGTTCATATAATTAAAAAATCTTTTTAATGAGTGTAAAGGAAATTAGCAAAAAGTATCAGCTACTCGATGAAGTTGAACATGTTTTGAAACGTCCCGGTATGTATATCGGTTCAACAAAACCTCATCAATCTGCTGAATGGCTTCAAAACGAAGAAGGAAAATTCGTAAAAACTGACATTGAATACAATCCAGGATTTCTAAAACTATTTGATGAAATTGTTTCCAATTCAGTTGATGAATCGAAACGAAATCCTAATCTAAACCAAATTGAAGTTAAGATCTCCGATAAAGGGGAAATTTCAATTTGGGATAACGGTGGAATTCCTGTTATTATTCATGCTGAAGTCGGTATGTATATTCCAGAAATGATCTTTTCAAATCTTCGTGCCGGTTCAAACTTTGATGATAATGAAAGTCGTCAAGGTGCAGGAACAAATGGTGTTGGTTCAACACTTACAAATATCTTTTCAAACAAGTTTCGTATTCAAACATCAGATGGTAAAAATGAATTTGATCAAACTTTTGAAAATAACATGTCGAAAAAATCGACACCTAAAACAAAACCATCAGATAAAAATTACACACAAATAACTTATCAACCTGACTTAGAAAGATTTGGTATGGAATCAATTGATGAAACACATATCAAAATGCTACGTAAACGTATGGTTGATATTGCTGCTTGTAATCCAGGTCTTAAAGTAACCTTCAATAAAGAAAAATTCAAATTCCGTACATTCAAAGAATATGCTGATTTGTATACTGAAGGTACTCTTTATGAAAGATCCGAAAACTGGGAAATAGGAATTGCACCATCATCAAATGGTTATCAAACTATTTCTTATGTCAATTCAGTAGAAACAAAAGATGCTGGCACTCACGTCAATTTTATTCAAGGACAAATCGTTGATAAACTACGTCAAATGATTTGGAAAAAACATAAAGTTGATATTAAACCAAACGATATCAGAAATCACATGATGATATTTGTTAATTCAACAATCATCAATCCTGCATTCTCATCACAAACTAAAGAAAAACTGATTACCGAACCTAAAGATTTTGGTTCAACTCATGTTGTTACAGATAAATTAATCAAAACAGCATTTCAATCAGAAATAGTTGCTTCTATACTCGATTGGATTGATCGTAAAAAAGAAGCTGAAGAACGTGCTCAATTAAGAAAACTAAACAAAAACCTTTCAACTGCAAAAATTCTTAAACTGATTGATGCAAAATCTCGTGACAAAAGGGAATTATGTACTTTAGGAATTTTTGAGGGTATGTCTGCCCTTTCAGCAGTTCGTAAATTTAGAGATGCACAAACATTCGGTGCTTTCCCATTGAAAGGAAAATTCTTAAATGTTTCTGAATTAAAAAACAGTCAAATTATCGGATCGGAAGAAGTTATTCACTTAATGGGTTCAATTGGTTTAAGACTTGGTGAAGAACCTGAAAATCTACGATATGGAAAAATTCTTATATACACTGATGCCGATCCAGATGGAGATGCTATTGCATCCTTACTCATTAATTTCTTCGATAAATTTTGGCCTGAACTATTTGATCAAAACAGAATTTACAAAGTCTTAACTCCGCTAGTTGTTGCTAAGAAAGGTAAGGAAATTTTGTATTTCTATTCAAACGATGAATACAGTCAATGGGAAACAAAACAGACAGATATCAAAAAATGGGATATTGAATATAAGAAAGGTCTTGCTTCTTTAGAAGATTATGAATATGAAGAAATCATAAAGAATCCAAGATTGGTAAGAATTAAAAATGACAAACTATATAGAGAATCACTAAAATCTTGGTTTGGTGGTGATTCTGCACCTAGAAAAGAAGCTTTACTTAAAAAATAAAATATGATTAGCGAAAAAGCAATTAAACAATCAACAGAAAAAACCGTAACAGAGTATTTGTATGATGAATATGCAGCTTATGGTATGTACACAATTGAAAACCGAGCAATACCATCTGTAATTGACGGATTCAAACCAACTCAACGTAAAATCATTTATGTTGCTAATAAGGTTTGGAAAAATGGTTCAGAAAAGCCTGTAAAAGTTTTTCAACTTGGTGGAAGAATAGCTGCTGATGCACATTATCATCATGGAGATGCTTCTCTAAATGCTGCAATTGTTGGTATGGCTCAATCATTTAAGAATTCACTTCCTCTACTTGACGAAATAGGTCAATTCGGTTCTTTAAGATCTCCTGAACCCGGTGCACCTCGATATATCAGTACTAAACTGAATGGTAATTTCCGACTACTTTACAAAGACTTTGAATTACTAGAAAAACAATTCGAGGAAGGTCAAGAAATCGAACCTAAATTTTTCTTACCAATCATTCCAACTGTTTTACTTAACGGTTCATCGGGAATTGCTGTTGGATTTGCAACTAATATCCTAAACAGAAATCCTTTAGATTTGATTGATGCTTGTTTGAAATCTCTTGAAGGTAAGAAATTTACAGAACCTCTTCCTTGGTGGAAAGATTTTAGCGGTCCAGTAAGTAAAGTTGATGGATCTGATTCTTCATTCCAAATAAATGGAGTTTTCAGAATTAAAGATACAACAACCGTAGAAATTTCTGAATTACCTCCATCAATGACTTATTTGAAGTATGAAAACTATCTGAATTCACTTGTTGAAGGGGGTCATATTCAAAACTATGATGATAACTGTACAAAAAACATCAATTATGTTCTGAAATTCTCTAGAGCACAATTACAAGAATGCACCAAAAAAGACAATCTACTTGCATACTTAAAACTTTCTGAAAAGGAATCAGAAAATATCACATGTCTCGATGAAAATGGTAAACTAATCATTTTCAATAATGTTATTGATCTGATCAACTACTTTGTTAAATTCAGATTAAGCTATTACGACAAACGTAAAGATTATTTGCTAAATGAATTGAAACGTAGAAATATCTACTTGTCAAATCGTGCTAAGTTTATTAAATTAATCATTGACGGTAAATTGAATTTGCGTAACAAACCAAAATCTGATGTAGTTCAAGAATTAGAAAAACTTAAATTTGAACAAATCGAAGGAAATTACGATTACCTATTGAATATGGCTATTCAATCTATGACAAAAGAAAGATATGAAGCTCTTCTTAAAGAAGTTCAAGAAAATACTGATGAATCAATTCGAATCTCTAAGATTGCTCCAATCGATATGTATAAATCTGATTTGAAAGAATTGAAGAAAAAACTTGAAACTTCGAAGTAGTAGATTCATAAAATTTGTATGGAAAGAAAAGATACTCTATCTGTAATGCAACCTTATGCATTCCCATATTTTGGGTATTTTTGTTTAATCAATTCGTCTGATCTTATAGTTTTTTATGATGATGTAAATTTCATAAAAGGAGGTTGGATAAATCGTAATCGAATACTCAATAATGGTCAACCTGAATTATTCAATGTTTTCTTAAGTGGTGCTTCATCATTCAAACAAATTAAGGACACTATGCTTCTTAATGATTCGAATAAAACTCAATTGACTCTAAACAAAATCAAATCAGCATATAAGAATGCACCGTTCTTTCAAAGAGCAAATCCTCATATTGAAAGAGTTTTTCTTGAAGAAACAGGTAGTATATCAGATTTTGCAATTCAAAGTATTAAAGCCGTTTATGATTATATCGGCTTAGAATTGAATTATGTTAAATCTTCCGAATCTTCACCTCATACCAAAGGTCTAAATCGAGTTGAAAGACTCGTAACAATGACCAAAGAATTCGGTTACAAAAACTACATCAATGTAATGGGTGGAAAAGACCTTTACAATAAAGAAGAATTTTCCCAATATGGAGTAAACCTCTACTTCAATAAACCTATCCTAACTCCTTACAATCAACAAAGCGAAGGAGATTTTCATCCTTACTTATCGATTATAGATGTAATGATGTTTTGCTCTCCTGGAGAAATT